ACGAAAACTTCATAAGGCCTCTATTAGGGGAAGGTAACAGTGATCATTGGTTTTTGGGAATCAGTGGTTGTGTAGCTGTTATCCTTCCCCGAAAGGGCTGAATTGCATATTCCGTAGAAATTAACGAGATTTGTCATTCAGGAAGGATGAAGCCCAAAAAAGACCGATACCGGATATTTTATATAAACGGTGTAACTACATTTGCGCCAGTGATAGGAGGCCATGCTTATGAGGGTCTTTCAAGATACTCAGATGGTAGTTTTGTTATAGCTAAAGGCATGGGCATATCGTTTGATGAATTTATTGAGACATCAAAACGAACCAAAGCGAACTATAAAAACCTTATACATGCCAAGAATCCGGTAAACAAGTTTTTGTAATCAGGACAAAAAAGCCAAATTTTGCACCATGAGCGCACCCACAGGTAATCAATTCTGGAAACTAAGAAGTAAACACGGGCGAGATCTGCTTTTCGGCACCCCCGAACTGCTTTGGGATGCTGCCCGTGAATATTTCGAGGCCACCGATTCCCGTAAGTGGATTAAAAAGGATTGGGTAGGCAAAGACGCAACGGAAGTAGAAAGAGAATCAACGCCACCTTACACGTTAGGCGGATTGTGCCTTTATTTAGACTGCTCCCGCGAATGGTGGACTAAATTCAGGGCTGAAAAACGAGAAGATTTTTTACCAATCGTTACGCGTATAGAGGAAATAATCTACTCCCAAAAGTTCGAGGGAGCCGCTGTGGGTGCCTTCAATGCCAGCATCATAGCCCGTGATCTTGGACTTCGCGAACAGTCAGACATCAACCTAAACGACCAGCGCAAAGAGATAGGCGATGTGTTTCAGGGGGCTTTAGAGCAAAATATTATTTCGGACGCTACCGACAAAACAAAAATTTAATTTTGTGTGTGGCCAAACTCGTAAACCCAAACCTTAGATTTCTTGTTAATTCCTACAACATAGGCAAGCGAGGCGTAATCCTCGAAGGATCAAGCAGGAGCGGAAAGACGTGGAGTAGCTTAGATTTTATCCTTTGGATCGCATCCACGAAAGAAACATCGGCCACAATTAACATAATCAAGGAAACTTACAAGTCCTTCAAAACAACTCTTTACGATGACTTTAACAGGCGCTTACCTATGTTTGGAGTTCGATCTCCTTTTCAGGACAGGCAAGAGGTGGCCAGCTTTAAACTATTCGGTAATAAAATCAATCTGTTAGGTGCTGATTCAGAAAGTCTTTCGCATGGTGTAAGCTGCGATTACTTCTACATTAACGAGGCTTTGGACGTTTCACGCGGAATATTCGACCAAGCAGAAATGAGATGCCGCAAGTTTTGGTGGATGGACTATAACCCGAAGTACACCGACCATTGGATTTATGAAAGCGTGCAACCACGGCCCGATGTTGGATTTCTAAAAACTACCTACAAAGACAATCCATCAATAAGCGAACCGGAGCGCATGAAGATAGAGGGTTATGAGCCAACCGAAAAGAACATCCAGCAGGGAACGGCCGATGAATATATGTGGAATGTCTACGGGCTGGGAATAAGATCAGCACCTGAAGGGCTAATATTTCAGCACGTTACTTGGATTAAAGAGTTTCCTAAAAATATCGAAAAGGTTTATTTCGGAATAGATTTCGGTTATTCACAATCACCCACAGCTATTGCAAAGGTTGGAATTGATGGTCAAAACCTATACGCTGAATGTCTATTCTACTCACCCACGCCAACATCAAACGAACTTATACCAGTGCTGAGATCCATTTGCAAAGATGCAGTTATTTGGGCCGACAGTGCCGATCCTGGAATGATAGCAGACTGCACTAAAGCAGGGTTAAAGATATTTGCAGTTTCAAAATACCCGGGCAGTATCATGCACGGGATAGCCACGGAAAAGAGATTCAAAATTCATTATGTTGATAGCGCGCCAACCCGTAAAGAGCAAGCCAACTATAAATACAAAAACATACGAGGCATACAATTGGACGAGCCGGAGGATGATTTTAACCACTGGCATGACGCTAAACGATATGCTATAATTTCCAATCTTAGGAAGTAAAAAAATAACCATCTTTAATTTTTTTAATGTCATCCTTTGATAAAGTAAACCACTCTTTTTTAAATCTTTTATGTTTAAATGATTCATGTAAAGCACTTTCAACATCAGAAGCATTAGTAAAGTATTTCTTAAAAATCAAATCAACATCAAATGGGCAGCACGATGTTCTTATTTGACTCAATCTGGTCGAAACATTTATTGAATAACCTATTTTGAAATACTTTGTTTTACATAGTTTCATTATGTATATGTATCCACAACCATTATTTTTTCTTTTTCTACCATTTGGATACCAATTTAACTGCTTTTGAGACCTTGAACTTTTGAAAGAATTCCAATCGGCGTATGGAGTGTGTCCAAATTTAAGTCTAAATAATTCTGAGGCCTTTATAAAAGTTTCGCTCCGAGAAACTTCATTAGATATAAGTGATTGGTATATCTCGTTAAAAGAATCAAACATTGTCTTTTTACTCATAATGTTGCAAAGTTAATAATATTAACAAATTATGTATATCAAATAATTGATCGTTTATTGAAATTTGTATATTCGATTAAACGAGTAACCAATTGGGATTAAGAAACTGGATTCCGTCCATCTTCTCAAATTTGATGGAGCCACGCAAGCAAGGCGATGGCTCATACTTCTTTGCGCTCGGCTCAAGCCGTGATTCATTCGGCAAAATAGATTACCTAAACTCTTACGAAGAAATACCAGAATTAAACGCCATCATTAACATGAAGGCAAAGACCACATCTAACATGCGTATTAAGGCTGTGGATAAGGACGGGAACGAGGTCAACAATTCTGAGACAGATCGAGTAAAAAACCTTTTCAAAAATCCGAATTGGTTTCAGGGCGCAAGTGAGTTTATAATCCAGACTAAAACGCTAAGGGAAATATTCGGAAATGAGTATATATTTTCTCAGGTGCCGTTTGGTATGGATGGTCGCAAAGAAAGCATAAAGCAGATATTTACATTACCGGCTAACATTGTAAAGTGCGAGTACAAATCAAAGACTCCTTTCTTCTTTAACGATTCATCCGAGGGCGTTACTTATTCTTATAAAGAAGATGGCGGAGATTATAAGCCGCTCAACTCAAAGCAGATCATTCATCTTAATGACAACCGGGTAAATCTTAAATCAGCAACCGATAAAAAGATTTTGCAGGGTGAATCTAAGATGGAATCATTAAAGGTAGTTATCAATAACATTCGTATGGCTTACGAGTCACGCGGGATAATCCTTACTTATCGCGGTGCCGATGGTGCTTGGGTAAATAAATCTAAGGATGCAGTTGGTCAATCTATGCCACTTGATCCGGACGCTACCGAAAAATTACAAAACGCGCACAGAAAATACGGAACACTTATAGGCCAGAATCAAACCATAGTTACTAATCAAGAATTAGCATGGGTTCAGGCTGGCGTTAAAGACCCGGCTAAACTTGGACTTTTCCAAGAAATAGAAGAAGGGTTTAATAAGGCGCTCGATACTTATGGGGTGCCTTCTGAAATATTTGTAAGGCAGAAAGGCGCGACATATGAGAACCAGCGACAAGCGGAAAAGGGCTTGTACGTACGAACTATTATTCCAGAGGCAAATGAATGGTTAGGTGCCGTTACTTCGGAGTTACGCAAAGATGATTCAATTACTTATATAGCCGACTATTCGCATCTTCCGGTATTTCAGGAAGATTTAAAAGCAAGAGGCGAATCACTTAACGCAATGATTCAAGCATTGTCTAAAGCTATGGCCGATCAGGCCATAACTATTGAGCAATATCAATCAGAATTAGAAAAATTTGGATTCACTAAAAATTAAAAGTCATGGCAAAGAAAAAAGAGAAAGAAGATTTTGAACAGGCTATTGAGAAGGATGGCGCGGTTATTATCGTAACAAATCCAGACCACTTAAAGCCACAGGCAGAATCACCGGCACCGAAAAGACCGGAACCAAAAGACCCTAAACATCTTTTACCTCAAGAGTGATGAACAGAAAGGAGAAGGCGTCTATGCGAGATTCTATTGATAGGATGGCTGAAAGGTTTGGTGTAAAAGAAATCAATAAAATAAAATCAGACCGCGAGAAGATTGTCAAAGAAAAACAAATTGTAAAGAAATGAAACCCGAATTACCAGAGTTCGCAGATAAGGAAAAGTTAATAGGCTATTTGGTAGCAAATAAGTCTAAACTTATTTCTCAAAAGAAAAGCGCAACCAAAGAGGCTGATGCTGTTTCGTTTACTCAATTGATTTTTGATAAAGATGATTCTGTTATCAAGGCTGACGATTCTGGCGTTTATCAAATACCTTCTGATGCAACTCAAATTAAGGTAAGGTCAATCATTAACACTACAAAGTTATTTGACTCACACGGAGATGTTCATCTGGATCAACTATGGAACAAGTCTTTAAAGGAAGGTAAGTTTTCATTGATTCAAGAACATCAATTCAATTTCAGGGGTACTATTTCTGACAATGTGAAAGCGTTTACAAAGCAGATGAGTTGGCATGAGATGGGTATTAATTATGAAGGCAAAACTCAGGCTCTAATATTCGATTCTATAATCGACAAGGAAGAAAACGAATTCATGTTCGAGAAGTACCGGACAGGAAAAGTAAACCAGCATTCAGTTGGTATGCAATATGTCAAGATTGAATTGGCTGTTAATGATGACCGTTATGAAAAAGAGTTTTCGATTTGGGAAAAGTACTTTGATGAAATCGCTAACAAAGATGATGCGCTTGCAGCCGGATATTTTTGGGCAGTAACAGAGGCCAAGATTATCGAGGGCAGCGCAGTTAAAAGAGGCTCAAATTGGGTAACACCAACTTTGAATATACAGCAAACTAAAGGCAAGCCGGATAATACCACTGGCCAAGCGGAGCCGCCAAAAGCACTCAAAGCAAGTGAGCTAATTAAATTTTACCAACCAATTAACCACATTTAAAAATGGAAGAAAAAGAAATCAAAGCCCTCTTTGATGACTTCTCGAAAAAGAATGGAGAAGCAATAACAGAGGCAGTTAAAAACCAAATCAGTGCCGCTACAAAGGGACTGATTACCGAGGCTGGTCTTGCCGAAAACCTAAAGAAATCAGGCTTGGATTCTGAAGCCATCAAGCAATTGACCGAAGCGGTGGAAAAGCAAGGAACAGAACTTAACAAGATTCTGAATCAGAACAAAGGCGGTGCCGTAAAGAGCCTTGAAGATGTTATCGTTGAGAAAGCCGATGCGTTGAAGGGATTGTCAGACGGTAACGAAAAGTCATTGAAGTTCAGGATTAGCGGTGATGCGATCAACAAAACAATCGTATCAAGCTCAAGCCTTACTAACTCAACGCTTAGTTACCGTGAGCAATCTATCGGTCAATTGGCAGCGCCTAACACAGTGTTTGATCGCGTGTTCCGTACCGTGAATCTTTCAGAAGCAGATTTGAAAGTTTCCAATGGCGTTATTACATACATGGATGTAACGTCTGAAACAAACAACGCTTCCGAAGTTGCTGAAATTACCAGCCGAGTTGTAGGCGAAAGCAATAAGCCAGAATCAGCTATTGCATGGCAGGAGTACAATGTGGCTTTGCGCGTAATCGCTGACACTATTCCCGTTACTCGGAATTCTTACCGTCATCTTGGATTCATTGCCGGTGAGATTGAACGCCTTTTGCGTAAGAATCACGCACAACGTAAGGACACTCAAATCTACAAGGGTGACGGCAACGCGCCTAACATCAAAGGTATCTACACTTATACCACAGCGGTAGTATTGGCTTCATTGCCACGCTATCAGGCTGTTCAGGCTCCTAACATTGCTGACTTGGCTATGGACTTGAGCGTTTATGTATCGAACAAAGCAGACGCCTCTGGCGCACAAAGCAAGTATGCACCTAACGTAATGTTTATCAATCCTGCCGATGCCTTGAGATTCATGGTGAAAGCAACCGATGGACAATATGTTTTGCCTCCATTTATGCAGACAATGGGCCGCGTGGGAGGTCTTCAAATCATCGAATCGCCTAAAGTAGCGGTTAACACTTTGATGGTAGGTGATGCTTCTTATGGTACTATCTATCAGGCAGAAGATGTTGTGATTGAAATGGGTCTTGTAAACGATCAGTTCTTGAAAAACCAGTGGACTATCCGAGCAGAACAAGAGCTTTGCTTCTTGCAACGTAATGCAGATTTGGGAGCGTTTGTAAAAGTAACTGACATCACCGCTGCAATTGCCGCTTTAGGAACGCCATAATTGAAAACAGAAATGAAAAAGTATATCTTTTTACTGATTGGCTTTGTAGCATCGCTGACAGTATCTGCACAAGTTGCTGACTTTAAATCTATTTATGGATTAACTTCAGACACACTTACTCTTTCATCTGCCACTGGAACTGTTGTAATGACAAGTCCAAGAATTAGCCAAGCACCAGCAACTACCACTACTATTCGGTTTACTGTTACTGAATATAGCGGGACGACTGCCGGAACAGCTACACTAATGGGAAGCATGACTGAAAACGGAACTTACAAAGCAATCGTTACGCCAAACACAGCTACAGCCTTAGCAACTCACACGGTGGCAGATTCTGCAAGTGCTGTTTATGATTGGGTTCTTACGGGAAGTCCTTATCCATATTATAGGGTAAGCTGGACAGCAACTACCGCAACATTCAGTTCCAAAATAGAAGCGGTAATCTTTAGATCAAAGTAATATGTTTGTAGCCCTAACAGATTTTCCAGCGAATCCTTATCTGATTCCAAACAAGGCCGAGAATGCTAATGGCATCACTGCGTCTATTGAAACCAGAGAAAGGGA